CTTGAAGAATTGAGCAACGGGAATTTCTGGGAACATTTATGCTGAATATCACTGCGGACTATATTACAGAGATTGGCAGTCCCGCTGCTGAACCCGTAAGTGTTGCCGAAGCTCGCGATCATTTGCGCGTTGATATCGACGTTGATGACATTCTGATTTACAACATGGTTGCCGCTGCTCGCGAGTATGCAGAGATTTACTGCAATCGCTCATTTGCAAAGCACGCCTACCGTGCTGATATTGAATACTTCGAAAACGAAATGAGGCTTCCCGGTAAGCCGGTTCAGTCTGTTACACATATCAAATATTACAGCAGCGCATCACCATCCGTTCTGACTACTTTGGCATCGTCCAACTATCAGTTGCACCGCGATGTTGTGTCGCTGGCTTACGGCGGAACATGGCCTGCTGTATATCCGCGAGTTGACGGGGTGCAGATCACGTTCCAGACGGGTTATTCGAATCTTTCAAGCCCAGAAGATACGGTAGCTAATGTGCCGAAAGCAGTACGGCAGGCAATTCTGTTAGTGGCAGGCGATTTGTACGAAAACCGGGAAGGGCAGATTATCTATCCCGGACAGGTTCAGGAAAACAAAACGGTCAAGATGTTATTGGCCGCTTACCGCGTTTATGCATGAGGATTTGAAACATGGCACAAGGTGATGTAATCGTATTTGATCAATTCATGGTAGACGTTGGCGAGGAAGTTCACCAGCTTGAAACGGATACTTTCAAGATCGGGCTGACTACTGGCGCGACTACGCCAAGCACCACCACGGCTGACCCCAGATGGGGCGCTGGTGGAACGACTAATTTTGCGACAGAGCAAGTAACTCCGGGCGGAAATTATGTCTCTGGCGGCGCGACTTGCTCCAATCCTACCTATGATCTGACGGGCGGGCTGGCTCAGTTTGATGCTGACGATCCGGCAGCTTGGGCGGCTAATGCGTCGAACCCAACTAACGCAACCTGGGGCATTCTGTACAACGATACCGCAACCGGCAAAAACGCTATTGCCGCGATTGATCTTGGTGGCTCATTCAATATGACTACGGGGCCATTGACGATCACGTTCGGCGCTAATGGCATATTCCGGATGAATCAGGCTTAATAAATGGCTGATAACGTAGCAATCACAGCCGGAAGCGGAACCAATATCAGCTCTGATGAGCGGACTATTAACTCCGTCACGGTTCAGGTTCAGCGCGTCAATGATATCGGTGCGGCTACGCTGGCGAATGGGCAGGTCAATATATCAAACTCAGCAGCTACATTGCTGGCAGCGCGTGAAACCCGTAAGCGCGTGACGTTTGTCAATCGTATGCCCGTTGCAGTTTTTATCGGTATCGCTACCGTCACCACTGCTAACGGATTTCAGCTTGACCCCGGCGCTGCTATCACTTTGCATACAACCGCTTTGGTTCAGGGCATTACATCCGCTGCTACCGCTGGCACCGTGTACGTCCATTACATCGAAGAATACGACGCATGAGTTATGCTCCACCGCCACCTTTAACGGCGCTGCCAAGGACGATTATTGACATTCTCAGTCCTCGGCATTCTGTACTGGGGCAGCTGACAGACATGATTACGACTCAGGGTTCAGGTGCGTGGACTACGGCGGCGGCTGCCGTGATTGTTCCGTTCATGGTTTGGGAAAATTGCACCGTCCTGAAATTGGGCTGGATAAACGGCTCCGGCACGATGGGCGGGACGCGCTGCATGGCGCTTTACAACTCGGCTCTTACAAGGCTGGTGACGACAACAGCAACCGCTATCGGAACAGCAAGTTTAGTTCAGTGGGTGGATACTGCCGACACCGCGCTGACGGCCAACACGCTCTATTACGCGGCCTTTAGCGCATCGGTTACAACGGCCAATAATGTCTATGGATTGTCCACTTCTCAACTTGTTCTGTCTGCCGAATTGTTGTGCAACATTCAGCAGCAAACATCCGTCGATACATTGCCAGACCCCCTAGTTCCCGCTGCGTTGTCGGTGGCTAGATTCATTCCTGGAATGTATTTGTCGGTGGTGAGCGGGGCATCGTGAGTTACGCTCCTTCCGCTCCGCGCGTTTTGTTACCGCAAGCGTCGCTGATTGTGCCGATGTATGGCGAAACTAACATCAACATCGTAACGGCAGCCACCGCCGGAACATCGAATCAAGGTTACTATCAGCCCTTCGTCATGCCCTACACGGCAGCGCTTTTGTCAATGTCCTTTGCTTGTCTGGCTGGAACCAATAGCCATGACATGGGCATTTATCAAGGCACTACGCGGCTGGTATCAAGAGGGCCAACAGCCTCAACGGCGGCGGCTGTGAACACATGGACGCTCACTAATCCGCTGGTGCTGCAAGAAGGCGTTTTGTACTACGCGGCGTGGGCTACAGCCGGAACAAGCACCATAGCGCGACAGGCGGGGTCATCCGTGCTCAACCCGCGCCTTGGCAGATTAATTCAAGCAGGACTAACTTCAAACACCCTACCCGACCCGGCTGTTTTTGCCGCGCCTGCGGCTGATACCCACATTCCACTGCTTAAACTGATATTCAGCTACTAAAATGAGCTTGTTGCTGCTATTCCAATCGGTTGCCGGCCGAGCGGTTAACGCTACCACTGCGACGATAAATGTTTCAGCGGTTGCAGCAACTATCAGCAGAGCAAGGGAGGTTGGCTGTAGCACGGCGAACCTGACAGTAACGCCCGTCGCGGCTACTGTTGGCCGTGGAAGATCAGCAGATTGCAGCACAGTAGCACTCACGGTAACGCCTGAGGCTGCGTCCGTTGTTAAGGGCAGGACAGTAAGCGCCACTACGGCGAATTTGACCGTCACGCCGGTTACAGCGACAGTCAGCCGCGCATTGGACATTGCCTGTGCAACGGCTGAGTTAACGCTTACGCCAGTTAATACCGTTGTTGGGCGTGGCAGGTCTATAGCCTGCGCCACTGCCGAGCTTACGGTAACGGCAGTTGCCGCGACGATCATCACCGGAAGGGATGTAAGCTGCGCGACAGCAGCTGTCACAGTAACGACTGTAAACGCATCAGTTGACCGTGGTAGGTCAGTTTCAGCTGCAACAGCAGAACTTACAGTAACGCCAGTCAATACCGTTGTCGGCCTTGGTAGGGCAGTGTCATGCGCTACGGCAGAGCTGACCGTAACCCCGGTCACAGCTACCGTGACGCGGGCCGTCACTGTTGCTTGCAACACGGCAGAACTGACACTCACACCGAACGCGGCAACCGTTGCGCGTGGCAGGGAAATAAGCTGCGCCACGGCTGAGCTGACCTTAACGCCGGTCAATGCGGTAGTAACCCGCGGCGGGAACCGTGACGTTGTTTGCTCCACGGCTGTTCTGGAACTGACGCCAGTTGCAGCTACGATATCCCGATCACGCGAGGTAAACGGCGCAACGGTAACGCTTAGTCTGGTTGCCAACAATGCCACGATTCTGCGCGGCAGGACAGCCAGTTGCTCGACAGCCAATCTGACGATTGTCAGTGTTGCGGCAACCATTGGGCGCGGCACTACGCTGGATGTGGCCCCGTCGGTCAGAACTTACGATGCTGGCGACGTTGCAGACTTCACGACATCGGCGCGTGATAGATCATTCAGCACAAGCGGCGCGGCTGATTTTGACACCGAACAGGACGGGCGCTCATTCAGCGCGACCGGAAACAGGAGATTTGCAGCGTGACGATATCGCAGACTGAGAAAGACCCGTCCGATGTGGTGGATTATTCGATTGACTGGACGGATACGCTCACAGAGACAAGCCCAGTAGATACGATCAGTAGCAGCACCTGGACGGCCACCTCTGGCGTAGTGGTTGGCGCGAGTTCCATATCGGGCAGCAGCACGACGGTTATGGTATCCGCCGGTACGCCTTGGAAGTACAGCGAACTGACAAACGTCATCGTTACCGCAGGCTCGCGCACGCATAGCAAGACCATCGTGCTGAGACTGATTCAGAGATGAAGCTTCGCGCCGGAAAATTGCGCCATAGGCTGACGCTGCAAAGGAAATCAGAATCCAGAACTAGCACGGGCGATGTCGTAACAACATGGGTTACAGATTCGACCGTATGGGGCGCGATTGAGCCAATCATCGGCAATCGAGAATACCTTGCAGCAAGTCAGACCCAGAACGAAGTGATGGTGATGATCATGATTCGCTATCACGCCACGATTGACGCGACATGGCGCATTCTAAACGACGGAAAATATTATTCGATCCAGGGCATACAAAACGAATACGAGCGAGATCGAATGATGGTTTTAATGTGCGCTCAGGGTGTAAAGGAAAAATCCACTTGATACGCTGGGGCTTAGTACTGCTACTTGCAGCTTGCAGCTCAATGCCACCATCGCCGGATGATTGCCGCAAGCGTGGTGTTAGCGTCAAGGATGGCGATACCATCACAGGGACGATTGTTTCCGAGCATTACGCAGACGCTCAAACTGTTAAGGACAAGTGCCTGACGTTTAATGGCTGTGCTCGCGCGGCTGGATTTGAGAACTACGTTTTCATAACGCCAAAGGGTGAGTATGAAATCTGGTACTCAGATTCAAGCGTGAGAGACCATGAGATATGCCATGCGCTATATGAAGAGACAGCGCACACATGGCCGTAAAAGTAGAGTTCAAGACTTACGGCCTCAAAGAACTGCAAAAGGCTTTGACGCAACTGCCTAAAGAACTGGTAAGCAATAACGGCGGCCCGGTTAAAACGGCGCTTATGGCCGCGACTCTTCCCGTATTAAGAACCGCACAGGCCACCATTCCAGACCGGGACGAAATCCCGAACACTGGACTGCTGTCTCGCATGATTCGCAGGCGCAGAATCACCAAGCCGCGCAAAGGCTCCGAGGGTGTACAGGTTTTCATTCGTGGCAACAAGCGGCAAAATAAAGACGCTTACTACGCTCCCTGGTTGGAATTTGGCGCTCTTGGATTGCCGCCAACTCGCTGGTTTTCAAAGTCTCTGGAATCGAACGTCCAGACTTCAACAGATATATTCAGGAAGAATCTAGCGGGCGCTATCGCTCGCATAGCCAAGAAGATTGGCGCTGAAAACCTGAGACAAGTAGCCGCGCAGAT